CGTGCCCTAATTCCAACGACTTCAATGTATCTGTTGCCTTCAGGAAGTTCATTCAACAGTTCTGTGAATTCAAGCCAATGCAGCTTGTCTGTGTACAGATCAATGTTGTAAACCTGACGGAACGCTGCGCGAATCATCGGAGCATCCTGAACATAGTCTGTGATCTTCGGAGTGTCTTTGTCTGCGCTTCTGGTTTCCGGAAAAAGGATCTTCTTTGCTTCATACAGGACTTCATGCGGATGCCGTGTGCGCTTGCAGATGCATTTGCATGCAAGATATGTCCTTGCTTCAGGCATCAAGGAATCATCTGCTAGGATCTCCATCATCTTCAGAACGTTCCTGAAGTCCAGATTCAAGCGGACTTTCCTTCCGCGCACAATCACATAATCCGGAAGTCTGTCTTGCAGTTTCATCTGTTCAGCTTCTGCGCCTTAGTGATCTTTTTCCCCAGTCGCGTTGCAAAGTATTTTCCGCAAATATCAATCACCGCTCCGGCATCCCCGGAATAGAATTCAAACAGTTTCTTTGCTTGCTCTTCTCCAAAGATAGCTTCTGCAAGCATCGTAGCTGCTTTTTCTGCGCCTTCTCCATTGTCAGAAACATTCTTCAGTGCGTCCTGTGCGACATTCAGCCGTTTGACGATTCGTGCAGAATCATCGTCAACAGTCAGCGTCAGACGGTTTCCGGATTCAACAACGTCAATCTTATCCCGGACGCGATTCAACGAAATTGTGTGACGGAACAACATAATTGCACCCCTTCTAAAAAGAAAAGGGAAGGAACGAGTCCTTCCCCTTTGTTATGCAGCGTCGGTGACGGTCGGCTTGCCATTGAAACGGATCGTGCAGCCGAAAGCATTCACATCCAGTGTCTGACCGCCGAAGGACGTGATATTGCCAATGGTGCAATCACATTCAATGACTTTGCCTTCAGCAGTAATCTTGACATGTGAATTGCGATCCGCACCAAGCTTGTACTGAAGGCCAGCAATGTAATCCTGTGCAGCATCTCCAACAATCCTGCGTCCGGTGATGGTCAGTTCAGGTGCAGCACCAGTGGTTTCGTTGTGCGCGAAACCTTCACCGCAGAGGAAGAAGAACTGCTGATTCTGTTCATTTTCTGTGAATTCCATGGATTCAATGCCCTTGCAGAGCGTTGCGTAAGTCCATGTTTCATTGGTCTTTGCAGTGCCAATTTCAATCTTGTTTACCCAGTTCGGATTCATAGATTTTTCAATCCTTTCTGTAATATTTGATGATCACAGACGATGCCATCAGCCATTCTCCGTTGTCTTCTCTTCCGATGACAGTGGGTTCAGGCGGACTTCCTGCTGTGATATCTACAATTTCCCATCCGTCTCCAGATGGATATTCCTTCATGCGTGTGAGCGCATCGGAAATGTTGTTCATTGTGTCGGACAGTAATTCAAGATTCTTGTTCTTCCCGTTCAAGGTAAGATCCATAAAAATGTATGAATTCTTGTCCAGAAACACCGCATCAACGTTTGATGGCGCAACTTCGCAAACAAGACCGGAGTCTGTACCCAAAGCACCGCGCCTGATTGGAGCAAAATTGTTCATGTCGTTGATAAGATCCATTACGGATTCAGCAACGCAATTCAAAATGCTTTTCATTTACCATACATCTCCATGATTTGCTGTGCTTTGCGTGTCCACTCTTTTGAATGTTTCGTTTTCGCATAGTGCGCCCATTTCCATCGCGCACCCGGATTCACATCTGTATACGCCGTTTTGATTTCGTAATACTGCCGTCTTGCGTATGGTGTCTGCCATATCAACAGACCTTCATCCAATTTGCTGTGCAGATGGGAAGACTGAATCAGGATACCCGTATCTTCTTTGCAGTATTGATTGCAGTCTTCCAGAATCTCTGATGACAGCATTGCAAGTCCTGCTTTGAATGTTTTATCAATCTTCGCTTTGATTTTGACATCAGGAACATTGATTTTCACAGGCATCCAGATTCACCTTCTTTAAACCAGACTGATTTCATAGTGATGGAAGCAATCTGTATCATCACGCAAGGAATCAATTGCAAGCACGGTGTATTCCTGTCCGCGCACAATAACCTTCATGTCTCCGCCGATGCTGTGCGCCTGATTGAACAGTGCATTCCAGTCAAGATCCGGAGATGAATGACGCTTGTCAACAAAAAGCACAGACCGCAGGCTGCAATCTGTGTTGTCTTTCGTCTTCCGGATTTCGTGCGTCGGCTGAATGTGTGTGCGTTTGACAACGTATTCCGCATACTGCTGGTTCTGGTACGCATCAACGCCTGTGCAAACCTTGACTGTTGCTGTTGTGCGCATGATCTGCGCAGGAATGGGTTTCAGCATACAGGACACCCCACAACAGGAACAGAAGGATTCAACAGTCCTGACTGTTCCAGAAACATCATTGCAAGCGGACTAACAGACATGCTCATTGTACCGGATTTGGCTGCACTGGTTGCTCCGTGCACAGTCACCTTTCCGACAGTAAAACCGCCATCAGACGAACTGTTCACAGATTCCAGACCATTCAGCGCAAACCAGTCAATCTGCGCACAGACAGCATTTCGATACATAGTCTGAATGATAGCAGGATACGTTGTCAGATTTTCGTCTGTGATCTGCCATCTGCACATGGCATCAATGATCCGCCGTGCGTGAGCAAGGAATACAGGGAAGGATGCTTCATCAGCATCCTGTCCCCGATATTCTAAAGTGTAATACGCGAAATCAATCATGATTTCACCCCGAATCAGGTCGCATTAACGTTCACAATGATGCCCTTCTTGCGGTTATTCAGAGCGAACGCGCCGTAATAGTAGCGTTCATAATACAGATACTTGCCCTTGCTCTGTGCGCTAGGAGCGGACATAATGGAAGTTTCATACTTCACCGGAGCAGCGACAGCAAGAGGATCAACAAGGATCATATTGATCTGCTTTGCACCGGATGCAGCAACCCAACCTTCAGTGAAAACAAAGCTGGTCTTCATGATATCAGCAGGAACTTCAGTGATGGTTGCGCCGTCAAGCTTTGCAATATTACGGTCAACGCCACGGAAACCGTTTTCAACATCCACAAAGCGAGTCATACCAGCAGCTTCCTTCAGCAGCTTGTAGGTGTCCGGAGTCATGTATGCCTGCACACGGTCACGGTTCACACGTGCATTCGTCATGGCTGCAAGATACTCATCCCACTGCGCAAGGATGTTTGCGGAAGTCAGAGCAGTTGTGTCCGGAGTTGTGACGAAGGAATGCAGCTTTGCAGCAAGGTATGCATCCATCTCCGGGATCTTCTGCATCTCATTGAATACGCGAGTGACATTGGCAATGGTTGCAATATCATCGGTTTCCACGATGTCCATAGGATCAATCAGGGTGTCCCACTCGCGATCCATTTCAAGCGTCACAGGCTGAAGTGCGTTGTTCCAGTTGCGATGGAAAACGCCATCAACGGTGTCACGGTCAACAGCACGTGCGCCGGAGACTTCCATGGAAGGAATATACATGGTCTTGCCCATGCCCGGCTTATACAGTGCGCTGTTCGGAGATGCCCAGATTGCGCCGAAGTAGGAAAGATACGGATACGCATTCGCCAGTGCTGCGGAATATTCAGCAGCATAGTTGACATCAGTCTTTACAAAAGCCATAGTTCAACATCCTTTCAAATTAATTTTTCTTAGGAACAAATCCCCATGCAGACGAAAACGCAGCAGCTGCGCCTTCTTCGCCTTTCGGCATACCACCCTTGTCCGGAGATCCGAAACTAGGTTTCGGCTGCGCTGCGGAAAAATACTCATCGTAGTTTTTCCGGATTTCCGCAAGCTGATCCTTAACGGACGGTGTGCCTTCTCCGCGCTTGATCATGCCATACACAGCTTCAAAGAACTTCGGCTTGACATCCCGGAAGTCTTCAGATGCTCTTGCGTCCTGCATTGCTTTATAACCAGCAAATTCAGACTGAAGTGCTTTGTATTCTTCAGATTCCTTGATGTTCGGCTTTGGAATGCTCTTTTCCCATTCTGCTTTAGCCTGTTCAAGTGCGCTGTCCTGTGCAAGCTTTGCAGCACTCTTGGAAACAAATCCATCATCAACAGAACGTCCATACAGACTGTAGATCTGTTCTGTTCGCTCTTCTGGCGAAAGATTTTCGTTCTTCAGAATGTCTGTCAATGCCTTGCGTGTGAAAATGCCTGCCATACGTACTCCTTTCTTTTGACAGTCCTTGGAGATGGACTGAAAGCGCGTGTTTAACGTCTCGCCAGACGAAATTTGTATGAAAAAAGCACATCGGAAGATGTGCTTCTGTCATTGAGTTGATTTGCAACTTAGTTGCAAGTTAGTCGCAAGTTAGTTGCAAGTTAGTTGCAAGTTGGTCGCAAGTGTTATTTAAATCTCTTTCCGCATCGTTTGCACACAAAGTAGTTCATTCCGTCTTTGCGTTCGATAATATACCGTGATGCTTTGTGGAATCCAAACACACACAAAAGCGTTTTATGGTATTTTGGTTTGTCTATCCAGAATCCGATCTGCTTAATCATTAAAATCCTATTCAATGCATTTTTTAAGCAGCAACTGTTTTTGATCTTCGCCGTTTTACCTCACTTCACGACTCTTTTTCTTGGATTGCGTTTAACAGCGTTTTTCGGCTGTTCTGGCGCGGTTTCTTCTTCCTGTGCAGGATTATCCACCTTTGCTGTTTCGTCGCTGTCAGACGCGATTACAGCCCCACAGACGATGCATTTCAGATCGTCTTTGATCTTGTACAAGACAGGATGTGTGCATGCCATCAATTTTCACCGTCCTTTTATTTGTCAACCATTTCAGCATAAACAATAATATTGCCATCTTGCGAACCGAATTTTGAAACATGATATTTCTGGTTTCTGGCAAGAAGGACTTCCTTCTGTTCTTCCCCTTCGACATCAAACATTGACAAGTCACGTCCGCGCGTTTTCTTTGTCGTTTCAAGCTTTAGAACAATAGGCATTTCAGATCCGCTGAAACCACCCCATTCAGATGCAATTTCATAGTCTGTTGTTGTACTCATGTATCCTTTTTCAGGAATAACCTTGTCAATAACTCGCTTGAATATTGCTTCTGTCTTCTGCTTTCCGTAGCTGTCATTGTAGACAAGCGCACCGCGCATGTTTTCATAGTCAATAGCTGTTACATTTCCAAAGACAGCAGATGCATCCACGCTTCTCCACAGCGTTTGTTTCTTTCCCAGTTCCACATCAAGCGCGGAGTCCATGACCTTGATGATTTCCTTGTCTTCCTTTGTCGCTTCTCCGGCTTTTCCACGCAGAACCTGATTTATATACATCGTATCACCGGAAACATAATCTTCCAGAGCGTTCCGCTGTTCCTGTGTCAACTCGCCAACCACATTTTTCTTTCTTGCTTCCTGTTTAGGCTGCTGAATCGGAATTTGTGCTTGTGTTGGCGGATTGTTATCCGGATTAATATGGATATTCGTTGGATTCTGTGGCGGTTTATCATCTCTTCCGCCGTTCTTGTACCAATCGTTGATCCTGTCTCTTTGTGTTGTGCTAAAGTCTGAAGGATCATAGGAATCTTTATCAGGGAAAGTAGCGTTGATGGGTGTGTATTCGCGGTTTCTGCGCCGTGCGCGTCCTGTCTTATCACAGAACGCATCAATATCAGCGGATGCCTGTCGGACTCTGTCGCGCTGCGCTTTGATTGTCTCATCATCCGCACCTTCCGCCTGAAGGATGGACAAATCAAGCTTTTCTTTGCGCAGCTTCCGTTCCAATGCTCTCTGCTGCTGACTTTCTGCATATGCTTGTTCATTCTCTTCTGGATCTTGTGGCTGTCCGCGCAGCGTAGAAACGCCCGGAATGAACGTCATCGGATAATG